CGAAAATTGTTTGGAAAGATGATTCGTATGATGAAGTAACTACAGAAATGTTTGAACAATATCCAGACACTATGCAAGACTTTCTTAAAAACAATTATGAGCAAATATGCCTGTTTGCTAGAAAACAAAAAGATTATGGACCTGGTAATATAGCGATGAATGGGGACAAGAATTTAGCACTGATGGGACTTGGAGTTAGAATGAATGATAAAACCCAGAGAATACTTAATCTTGTTTGGAATAAAAAGGATGCAGAAAATGAATCGTTGGTAGATTCATTCCGTGATTTATCTGTATATGGTATAATAGCACAAATAGTACTCAATGATAATTGGGGAAAATAAATGAAATGTAGACAATGTAAAAGGGTTGTCCCTAGAGTTGGAGATAATGCAAAGTCAGTCCTCTGCTCTCTTTGTCTACAAGAAAGACTGAACAATGAAGAACGAATTATTAATAGGAGACGTCAGGGAACTAGTAAAACAAATACCTGATAAATCCGTACAATGTATAGTAACCTCTCCTCCGTACTGGGGATTAAGAGATTACGATAAAGAAGAACAAATTGGACAAGAGTTACATCCAGAGGATTTCGTAAAGGCTCTTGTTTCTCTCTCAGATGAATTTTCACGTATCTTAAAAGATGATGGAACTTATTGGCTAAACTTAGGTGATACTTACTTTGGTCCAAAAGGTGGTCATTGGTCATCAGAGAATTCTATTACGAATGAAGACACTGGTACTAAATATCGAGAGAAAAGAAAAGCACCTCCCAAGCATAAATATTTAAAAACTAAAGACTTAGTTGGTATACCCTGGAAATGTGCATTTGGGTTACAACAGGCAGGATGGTATCTAAGGAATGATGTTATATGGTCTAAGAATAATCCAATGCCAGAGGCTGTAAAAGATAGGTTCTCTAAATCACACGAGCATATATTTCTGTTATCTAAAAAGCCTAAATACTACTTTGATTATGAGGCTGTATTAGAACCATACACAGAACCTCTGAATAGATGGGGAGGGGAAAGATTCAATGATGTTGAAGATAGTAAATACATTGATGGTATGGATAAAGAACTTGGCTACAGTCATCAAGATAAAGATGGAAAAGGCAAGTTATCTAGACCTAATCCAAACGGCAGAACTAGACGAGATGTTTGGCATATAAATACTTCTTCTTTTAAAGGAGCGCATTTTGCTGTTTTTCCTGAAGACATACCACAATATGCAATACAAGCAGGTAGCAAAAAAGGTGATTTAATCTTTGACCCTTTTATGGGGAGTGGAACTACTGCTGTAGTAGCCACAAGATTAGGTCGTAATTGGATTGGTTGCGAATTAAATGAAGAATATGCTGAGATAATTAAAGAACGTACTTGCCAAGTGGAGTTGTTTTGATAAAATTTAAAGGAAAGAAAGAGTACCCAATTATACTCCAACATATTGCTTGGGAAATATCTGAACTTAGAAGTCAGATGTCTAAGAAAGTGTATAATAATAAAACTGAAAAGTATAGAGGCGACAAAGAAAAGCAGATTTCCTACTTAGGAATACTTGGAGAATTAGTTGCTAGACAGTTTTTAATTGATAAAAAGATTGATTTCGTAGCAGCGAAATTAGTAGATTTTAAACCCGTCCCAGAACCTGATATTGTTCTTTCAGATGGTATGAGATTAGATGTGAAAGGAGTAAATAATTACTCTACTCAGTTCTATGTAAACTACAAAGCACATCAAAACTCCGAGAAGATATGTGACTTCTATTGGTTTGTTAAGTTCAGCCAAGAAGATGGCTGTGCCTCTCATTATACTGTTAGTTATGAAGATGTTTTCAGTTGGGAAGTAAAGGAATTGACGTATACGAAAGCATACGTTCATAACATAAAGGAAGGATAATAAATGAATACAGTTAATTTCCAATTAATGCCACAGGCTAGAGAATTAGAAGAAGGCTTACTAGGATGTATGCTCTCTGATGAAAAACAAATACAAAAAGTAGAACCATACATTAAATCACCTGACGTTTTCTACCATACTAGACATAAGAAAGTATGGAAGATTATGAAGCAGATAACAGACAATAAAGAAAAAGTAGATTGCCTATCAGTAGTACATAATTTCTCAGAGAAAGATAGAGAAGAAGGAATGACTGCCTATTGGCTTACAGGACTTTTAAATAATGTTGCAACATCAAGTTCTGCTGTCAGTTATGCTAAAAAATTATATGAAGATTGGTTATACAGAGAAACAATAAAGAAGACCGAGAAGATTAAACAAAAGGCATACGATGGAAATTCTAGCGTGTATCCTTTAATAGGTGAGACTTATATCCACTTGGGAGAATTATTAGATTTAAGACCTTCTGAAGGCTTTAATATGGGCGATTCTATTGAAAGTGCTATGACCGAGATTAAGGAGGGTGGTGAAAATATGGTTAAGTGTGGTTGGGATGGTATTGATAAACTGAGTGGTGGATTTACCAAAGGTGAAATCAGTATTGTTGGAGGTAGACCTGGACACGGAAAGACAACATTCTTAATCAATCTAGCATCACAGTTAGTTAAGCAAGGTCATAAGGTTTTATTATTTAATAGAGAATTGCCTATTACTGAAGTTGTAAAGAAAATACTTTGTTTGGAAAGTGGTAAACTATCATATAAAATGGTTCGTAACTCTCAGTTTAGTAAATCTGATTTAGTAGAATTAGAAAAAGTTGATAAAGTAGTTAGAGAATTATATGCAAGTGATAAATTCCAAATGTTTGATAAAGTAAGAGATTTTGAAACCTCTGCCGTTGAAGTTAGAAAGTTCAATCCTGATGTTGTTATTGATGACTATATACAATTGATTGACCCACCTAGAGGTGTTGACCAAAGAAGACTTCAGTTAGAAAAAATTTGTAATGATTATAAGTGGTTAGCGAAGACTCAAAAATGCGCAGTTATACTCGCATCTCAATTAAATAGGTCAATAGAATATAGAGGTACTAAATCTGTAGAGCCACAATTAAGTGACTTAGCAGAAAGTGGTGCAATTGAACAAGTTGCTGAAAATGTATTCTTTACTCACTACCCTTTTAAATTTCACCCTGACAAAAACAAGAACAGTCCCAATAAGATTAAAATTATTGCACGGAAAGTAAGATACGGAGAAACTGGCTCAATAGTCTTAGGATACGATGGAGATAAATGTAAACTCTATGGGTCCTACAAAGACTATGAAACTGCAAAGTCGTAAGGTGTCTTGCCGAGGCTGTATATACCTTGTTGAGAAATCCCAAAAATGCAATTGGTTTTATGCCCACAGTAAAGGTTGGGCAAAGTCTATACCTACTGATATATTTTCAGTTGGATGTTCCAAGCGTGAAGGTGTAGATTTACAAGTAGAAGAAGGATATGATATTATTAAACAGATAATAGATACATTTGATGGAGAACTTTGCTGATGAATTATATAGGAATTGACCCTGGAAAGGCTGGAGGTGTCTCATCTTTTGATGGAAAATCAATTTCGGCTCGAAAATGCCCTGAAAACGCAAGTGATATGTACGCTATTTTACAAATCCTCGATTCTAGGGCGAATAAAGGCGAAACTCGTGCAATCATCGAACACGTGTGGGGATTCCCCTCAGATACTGGTAAAACAGCCTTTACTTTTGGAAAAAACTTCGGAATGTGGTTAGCAGCCTTAGAAATATCAGAAATACCATATCAATTAATTACTCCTAGACTTTGGCAAGGATTTTTTGATACTCCGAAACTGGTAAAGAAAGAAAGAAAAAGATGGTTAAAGGAAAAAGCAGCAACTTTACCTTATAAATACGAAGAAGATACAAGAGTGACATTTAATGTATCTGATGCAATTTTATTATCAGTATATGCAAAGGAAGTATGGAATGAAGATATTAAAACCTCTTGAAGGAATTAAATGGACACATAGAATCATTGATGATTTTTTTGACCATCAGCAGATGTATAGACTTGATGATTATTTTCAAGCAGGATATAAGATAATAAGCGAATATGGATTTATGGATAATGAGGGAAATGTAAAAGATGCTTCTGAGTGGAGACTCAAAGATAATAAAGTAGTTGGATTTACTTGTCATATACCTTTTACACCAACTAGAAAATGGTCAGAACATTTTAGATGGACGATTGCTAATTCAGATGACAGGGCATTAAAAGATTTAGAAAGACAAGATTACTTTTCTTATATGGAGATAAATATGATACCTCCAAGTTATACATATATGTGGCATATAGACGCAGAGCATAAATTTTTAAGTGCTACTGTATATATTGGTAACGATGGAAATGGCACAACTCTACGTTCAGGAGAAAATGTTAATCAAGTAGAATGGAAACATAATAGAGCATTAATGTTCTGTTCTTCATCTATGGATAAAGATGGAAACCCAATGACAAGAGAATGGAACGATGAATTAGTTACTTGGCATAAATATGATAACCTTACTAAGGGGATAAGAACTACAGTAAATATTAATTTTATGAAACCAGAGTTTGCTTTCCAATATTATAAGAATCCTGGAAGACTTGACAATTTTCAGAACTGGGCTAAAGGATTGAATAGAGAAAGTTTTGTTCCTATGCTATTACCAGTAACAAAAACTGATGCTGATAGAGAATATATAAGACAATCAAAAATGGTAGAAAGTCTTAGTTCTTAGTTGAGCCTGTTAATTTTGGGTCAGAAGTCTTAATCATTTAGTTGCCCTTGCCTTTCTACTTGGTTTCCACTTTGGAGGATTTAAAGGATTGTCTGGAGGATAAGGGAACATATGCTCGACAAGTCCATCATCATATTTCTTAAAATAATCCTTTTTCAATTTATATACTTTCCTTGATAACTCTCTTGTACGGAATCTGTATATCTTTGAGTTATTATTTGCAATATCACGATTTTCTTTAGTTAGATGTTTTAAGAATAGTTTTTTAGGGTCATAAGTGTATCCTTGCTTTCTCCAATTTTTAGGGAAATCAGATAATGGGTCAATATTTCTTATAACTCCTTCTAGTGCCATATTAGTTCTTTTCTGTGCTTCCTTTGGTGTGAAATACTGATGACCATCCATAACTCTATAATTGTCATATAAGTAATACCAAGTTGCCATATAATACCTAGCAGCCATATCCATATCATTATTTAAAAAAGCCTCTCTTATCATTGTATAATACTGGGACGATGGTGATGTCCCTCTTATTTCAATATTAGTAGCATTTTTATGATTGTAAGTTTCTGGGAAAGTTTCTATCATCCATTGTTTCTTAAACTTTTCGGTATTCTTAATCTGTGTTTTAAAAGGAGTATTTTTATTAGTTAAAGCCTTGTTAAGATGACCTAGTATAACAACACTGTCTTTGGCAAACTTAGGTATAACTGCCGTACTTCTAGTTAGGCTTAAATCAGCCTTACCCTGCGCTCCTCTTATTAATCCTCCAAGCATAGTTCCTAAATTAACAGAGTTTCTAACAATCGCAGGTTGCATAATAGAATCATTTAATAATACTTGCTGTGTCCAACCTATTCCTCCTTTACCTTTCGCAGGTGGTGCATAAGGATTTAATAAAAATGATGCTAGACCTAATGTTTCTGATTTAGCCATATTTTGTAATGCCTGTGCTTTGAAACTTTCATTCATCTTTGGAGGTTTATCTCCTAATACTTTTTCATATAATGCCCACAACGCAGCACCTGTTAAATTGGCTGCAGCCATATAACGTATCATTGGGAAAGGATTTCCGTACTGTAAAGGTTTGACAACGTGATTAACTATATTAGCAGTTCCACTGTAAGCCATTCTATAGAAAAGAGTAGCAGCCTTTGCATTTCTATGACCTGCCCATTGAGGTAAGAATGGGTCTCCAGTTGCACCTTGAGATTTAATATGAGAATAATGCCATATTTTTTCTAGAATACCATCTGACATATCTCTCATCATTTCGTTCTTTTTTCCTGAAGGTTTTGCTAATCCATCAACTTCTACAGCAGCAATTTCTGCTTCAGTTAAATTAAATCTACTTTTTAAAATCTGTCTTAATCTTGACTTAGACATTGGATTTAATAATGACCATCCTTCTCCTCTTAACTGAGAAATGATATTTCTTGCATAAAACTCACCTGCGTATGCACCAACAACTCTATTTAAATGCTCAGTTCTAGTCATAAAAGATATATTTCTCATTATGAAATTGGTTACGGGTCCTATATTTAATTCTCCTGTGCCTGTTTCAAAAGCACCTAGTTTTTGCATTTCTCTCCAATTTCTTGGATTTAATGCCTTATACAGTCCATAACCAAATGCCCTCATACCATTGATACCTAATGTCATCTGTGTACCAATTGCCAAGTTTTTAAGCCCTGATAGTGGCGATGATAAGCCCATTAATGCTGATGCTTTACCTGCGTATGACAATCCACTATGTAATACATTACCTATGCCAGTTTGTGGATAAGCCTCAAGACCAATTCTTCTTTCAACTGATTTTTGAACATAATTACCAAGAGATGTATCCTTCATCTTCTCTCTCATAATAGCAAGTGGAGTATCTCCATATAAATCATATTCTCCCTTAACACTTGTGAACTCATTAAAATGTTTGACACTAGCATTAAACTTTGACATTGATTGAATATACTCACCTACAACTTTATTAAAATTAGTTTCATAGGTCTTAATTTCCTTGCCTTTGGAATTTGTTAATGTATTTGGTAGTCTACCTTGCCTCTCCAATAAAAACTTATTTTTGACGATATTTTGTTTTGGATTAAGTAAGAAACCTACTCTTTCTGTAGCCTCATTACGTGTTTCAAGATATGTCTTACTTTCAGGTGTTCTTGCATCTTTTTCAACTAACTGCATTTCATCTCTTAATTCAGAAATTCTTTTAGATAGACGACCAAACTCAGGACTTCCTGCCTGTTCATTTAATCTTTGTTTTTCTAATTTATTTCTTCTATTTGCAATAGATACTAATCTGTTTTCTATAATATTTTTATGGACATCTTCTAATGCCTTTTCGTAATTAACAGAATCTAAATTTAAAAGGTTCTTAGCATCTTTTGTAAGTCGTCTAGTAAAATATTCCTCGACATATTTTTTATTCATTGACTGTAGCCATTCTTCTCTTAGTCTTGGATTCTTAATTTTATCAGAACCTTTTGTGATTAAATCATTCCAATAGAAATCAAACATATCTTTTATATGTTTTACTGCTCGTGATTCTTTTGTTCCTTTTCCACCATTCTTAATATCTTCTAAGCCACGTTCATAATTGTCTCTAAACTTTTCAAACTCTTTAAGTTTCTTACCAGATAAATTTCCTTGAATTAACTCAGGGTCTAATATAAATGGTATATTTTCAAGTTTCCTTCTACCTACTTGATGACCTGCTCCGAATATTCCAAGTTCTCTAGCAGCAGATGAAATATAACTCATACCTATTCCACCAAGATTAGTTTCTGTAAAGTAATGGTCTTCAATTTTCTGCGCTATATCTTTTGCCCCAACCTTTCTTAGTATATAACTAACAGGCAAGGTTAAATGCTTAGTTGCTATCATTATAGAATTAAAAGCACTGTCTTTAGATGCAAAATCTCTAGCCATAATATCGCCAACAAAAGAGTGCTGTGGCTCTTTCTTTGAATAATGACTCTCAACAAAATCTATATAACTTTTTATCTGTCTCTCGGATGCATACTTTAAACTTCCTTGAGGGATACCAAGTGATTCTTTTATAGTCGCTGCAATTTTCGTAGTAACACCACGCTGTCTCTCTATAACGTGTGCTTGTCTATTAAGAGTATTCCAAGTTTTCTTTCTGTCTTTTCTAGTAGGAAGTATCTGTTCTTGAACCATCTGATATAAAGCATCTGCCTCTAAAACATCAAGACCTTCAACTCTATAATTTCCACCTTTTTCTTTTACAACAGTAACTGACTCAGAAAGACCTAAATGCTCTATTATTAATTGCAAAGTTCCAGGGTCCGTA